CAGCCGGAACTCCTTAAGAAAATAAAGCGAAGAGATCCGTTTGTGCTAGCATGGATGGATCCTTTAATTGCCAATTTACGGCTTGGTAGAATCTTTCCATTGATTTATACAAGATCTTTTTGAACATTAGTTCATAGTCTGGTATAAATTCCTTCTTTAATTCCTCTGGAAACGACGAACGATATCCCATAACCTGCATGCCATACCGATTTGGTTGCTGCACATAGAAATACCGAATCTTATCTCCGGAAGCAATTTGCGGATACTTCGCGGTTAAATGAAGGTTTTTCAAAAAGAGGTTGTGGAAATACGCCGCTTTGACATGGATGGGCATGCCTTTGGCTACTGTATAGTTGTCACACTTTGTAGCGTACTTGTCATAATCCTTAATGCCGACCACAAAAGCAAAGTCTGCCAGCGACATTTTCTTGAAAAGCTCATAGGCTTCATTAAAGACTGCATCGGTTTTGGTTTTATCCTGCGCCATCAACATGACCTCAATGACTTTTTTGGCATAAGGTTTGAGGGCTGCCGGCATGGTTGACTTGACTACCTCAACCCCAACATACTTAAACTTGTTACAGGGGATGCCTTCTTCATCGCGGACATGCAAGACATAGCGCTTCTTCATCAAGAACAGCCCGGCATCAGCAATGACCTCCCGCTTAAAGTTCAATCGGCAGTCCACTGATTTCAATTCTTCAGCGGCCCAAGCCCGAATACCGATATTGAGATGATTCTCAATAGCCGCTACTTCATCCAAATACTGCTGAGTAACCTCATTTTTATCATTCAGCATCGGGATCTTTTTATAAGACACGACCTTTTTGATAGTAGCATACACACTATCCGTATCCCCATAGACTACCGGACTGCGCTCTTCAATTTCTTTATCGGTGATGTCCGAATTTTTCTTAATGTAATCTACCAAAAGCTCATGTGAATGCTTCACTGTGGCTTGCCCCGTGAGTGTAATGGAGCGAGCGATATCATCATCCCCTAACGGAGAGAACTTATTACCGAAATATCCATACATACTATTGATCAAAATCTTGATAGTATGTTGCTTGATGTTCAGATAATCCACTTCTCGCTGGATGGTTTCGTAATTAGGATCCTCCGTAGTCAAGCCTACCAGCTTCTTTTTGTATTTCTTTAGCTTGTTTTTGATCTCTACCCGGCGCTGATAAAACCCATCAGCAATACTAGGCACCATGCCTTTATGCTTTTGACTAAACAAAATGTTAGCCTTGGATATAGCAATGGATTCCGCCTTGATGAAATGATCAAAATTGGCTTTGGTTAAGGTAAATTCTTGACCGTTTACGTGCTTGATGGTGATATGGTCTGCGGTTGCCTCGGAAATTTTACCTACTTTTGTCTCGGGTGACAAATTTAACGTTATCATCACGTTCGGATACAAACTATTAGCGTCAAAGGAGACGATGTGTTCTTGGAATCCGCGCTGCGGTTCCTTTACGTGTCCACCTTCATTCTTCTTGTTGCTGTCATTTTCACGATTGAATGTAGGAATTTTTAGGTCTATGGAGCGTGCATGCAAGGCACACAAGCCATTAACCACCGACAAAGTACCTAAAGCATTTTCAAAGGTGCAACAACCTGCATAAGCAATCATGCGTAACAGCTCAAGGTAACGCAATTGCTTCTCCAAACGCACCAAAAGGTTAACGTCTTGCACGTTATATTCCACGAACAAATCCCAATCAGTCATGGCTAACGATGCCAGGTTCTGGTCACCGAAATCTACTTTGCTTTCACCAATTTCAACCTCAGCAATATCATTAAGCTTATAGCTTTCCCGCGGTGTAAAACAAAATTTGCGGTAGATTTCTAAGTAGTCAATGCAAGCAATGCCTTCAATATACCAACGCATTTGCTCCTTACCGAACTTGTTGCGCACCAGTCGCGAGGTGATACGACCCGTAGGCGATAGCCGCTTGACTTCATCTTGACCTAAGACATTGGTAATGCGGTTGATAATGTAAGGAATATCAAAGAATTCGGAGTTCCACCCAGAAAGGATATCTGGATAATCTTGTTCCAAGAAGCTCAAAACCTTTTTAAACATCGCCTTTTCCGATTCACAATGCACATAAGTGCAATTGTCAATAAGCCGAGACATAGGAGCGGTGCCCCAGGTATAGAATTTACTGTTCAGGGAATCATAAATGGTAATGACATTGACGGGGTCGGCAGCTTTTTCCGGAACTGGAAAGGCATCTGGACTGTAGGTCTCAATGTCAAAGTAATAAACCTTGAGCGGGAATTTAGAAAAGTCAGGTGATTCGTTCTGCCCGTGAAAGGTGTCGATCAAAAACTGCTGTGCGGGTGGCAGGTTTTCGAAAATCCGAGTGCCGAGATTTTCATTGACAAACTTATAGCGATCGAATTGCGTGCGGAAGGTGCGCTTACGCAAACTCGTATTGAAAATGCTCTTAGCGTCGGGGGTGTTATTAGTCTCTAGGTAAAGATAGGGTTCATAAGTGGTATCATAAGAGATACGCTTCCCATCCTCATCCCAAGTATACAGACGCATGGTCTGAGTATTCGGCAAATAAGCAGCATTTCTATACATTCTATAATTATAGGCCTTTTTAAAATAAAAGCCAGTTAAGAATTTATAGCATTCAGAAGTTTACGATTCGGATCTTTAAACGGAAGGGTGTACAATTCCTTGTATTTGTCCAGGTTTTGATCCAATTCCAAGAAACGAGACTCCGCAACCTTACGAGCCGCATAACTAGCCTGCCAGTATTTTGCCGAGTTACGGCAATATTTGAATAACAGGTCTACCATTTCATCGCCCGTCTTGAAACGAATCGGGGCATTAGCATAGGTCTCCATGTCTTGACAAGCAATAGGAAGACCGAAACAGCTAGCTTCAATGTACTTCAAATCGCTTTTCGCTTTGTTGAAGTTGTTATTTTGCAACGGAGCAATCATCATGTTACAATTGAGATTGTAGATCATCTCCGGATATTCATACAAACGCTTCCATGGATGAAATTCAATCTTGCCTTGTCGCACCAAATCCGCCAAAGGTAAGGGAAATGCTCCGATAAACACCCACTGAAACACATCTACTGTATTAGCAATAGCATCCCGAACATGAGCGAAATCATCATTTTGACCAGTACGATTATCCACATCAAAGTGAGCACCGCTTCCTGGGTAAAGAATGCGAGGCTTCGCTTTTTTAGTGCCGCAAAAGTTTTGGTAATTTTTTTCCAGGCGTCGTTGGTCATAATAATTTCCCATCCAAAATTTTGGTGGGTAGTTGGGGATTACCGTAATGTTTTTGTTGCCAGTTTTAGCCTGGTAATATTCTTTCATGAAATTACACGTAACCGTAATTTCATCGCACATGGACATAATCTCTTGAGAGATTCTACGAATCTTTGGGTCGACAAAGGCGGGCTTAAATTTATTGTAGTCCGGAATATCTTCGCTAAAGATGATGTCGTCAATTTCATACACCATGCGGAACCCTCTTTGGTTGGCGAGTTCCCGTAAGAACTTAACAAACATCAGTTGGTGTTCTGTAGCTTGTCGTTGAATGCGGACACATTTAACATTGTGAAAATAGTTTTGGTCAAAGGTCATGACCGTCGACCCATGCACTGTCATCTTTTGGTGAGCATTAAGTAGATGCTCCGGCCAAATCATCCGCCAAAATCCACAACCACTGTAATCTGCATAATAATTTAAAGCTCGTTCCATGTTCGCCTCCGGTGGTGCCATCGGCATCGGTGGCGGGGGTGTCATAGTTGGCTGCATAACTACCGACGGATGGGCTATCGGAAAGACGTCAGCAAACGGTGAATTTCTAAAAGGCGACGGAAATGGTAACATATTTATGCTTATAATTAAACCGGAGATAGTTGGAAATCAACACGCGTGGTAATGCCATTATTCTTTTGCAAATAAATGACTTCTCCAGTGGCTAGTTTCGTACTTTCTTTGCGGTGGCTGATGATGTACATGCATTCATTGTACTTTTCAACGCGCTCTTTGAGAATGTTTACTACCGATTCTACCCCTTTTGCGTCCAAAGACGAATCTAGAAGTTCATCATAGACACTGATATTAAAGGAAACATCCCCCTGTAACCGACGAATGTCCATAAACGTAAACAGGCAGGCTAAATCAATTTTCTTGCGCTCGGCACCACTAAAATTGTAATAAGAAAAAGGTTTACCTTTATCATTAAAGATAGTTTCCTCGAAGTATTCATTAAAGGTGCTGATACAATTTGCATCCATTTTTTGTAAATAGTATGCCATGCGATTATTAAACAAGTCGAGAATCTGTTTAACCAAATAGGATTTGACACCCTCTTCAGAAAATACAAATTTGACCTTATCTAAAAGCGCAATTTTCCCCTTAATAGTATTAACCCCTTTGGCAATTTCTTTTAAAATCGTCTCTTGTTCAGCAATAGCTGAAGCAAAAGACACAGCTGAATCACCAATATTGGCGAGATTGTCATCATATCCTTTAATTTCGGCATCAATTAACTCAATGCCTTGTTGAATTTTATTCAAAAGACTTTCATTACCATTGATTAAGGCAATTTTACCTTGCATTTCCCGTTTCAAAGCCTCAGCTCGTTCGGTTCGACCCGTAATGTCGGTAATTTGGGTTTGTGTCTCTTGTATCTGTTTACGAAAAAGCTTTTCAGCATCGGTGCTGATCGTCAAAGCGGTTTGCTTTTCCGAAACGGTCTGACCCAGTTTGCTCCGTTCTTGCTCGATATGAGCTTTGTCATCGGCGGTGATGACATGCAGACATACCGGGCAGGTGGGCTCTGATGAATTGATCTTCTGTAATTGAGCATTCAAGTGACGAATGTCACTAGCAATTTGAGCGGATTGAATGGTTTGAGCATTCAAAGAATTGGTTATGTTGGTCTTCTTTTCTGTGTATTCCGTTAAACTTTGATTCAGAACAGGTTTGGCATCCTCAATGGCTTTTATGTTAGCCTCGCATTGGCCTTTGTCTGCTGTCAGTTTTGCCGGGTCTAGTTTACTTTGTTGCTCTACTAGCTTATCCCGTTTCTGCTTAGCGGTGCTTTTAAGACTTTCAATTATAGCAATCTTAATTTGCTTCTCTTTTTGAACAGCGCGCTCTTGACCTTTTAACCCATTAATGACATTATCTACTTGAAGGAGGCGAGCGGTTTCTACGTCTAATTTGTTTTTTTGGTCGCTGTAGTCTGTCTTGACCTTAGCCAACATTTTACCGAACACCTCTAAATTAAAGATGCTTTCAATAAATTTGCGCTTGTCTTGCTTTTTACGACACATGAACGGCAAAGCATTGTTCAACGTCATGATAACGCAATTTTCAAAAACTTCAGGATTACAATTAAGCAGCTGGGCAATGCTTTCATTGGTATTAGCAATGCTATCTAGCGTTTTATCCATGCCGTTAACCTCTAATATTACACGGGAAGGATCTAACGAACGCGTGATATGTATATCAATCGTCTCTGTAGTGGTGACAATATCTAAATAAAGTTGAATTTCACAACTGCCTTTGAAGCTATCATTGGAAATATTCTCTTTTTTAATGTCCCGTAGAGTAGAACCGAAAACTCCGAAAAAGATAGCATCCGCAATAGTGGATTTGCCAACTCCGTTACGGCTGTCGTCTTTGTCTTTATTGGCACCAGTAATAATGTTTAGTCCGGTTTTAAAATCTATTACTACCGGAACATCTCCTACTGACAAAAAGTTTTTAATGGCTAGCTTCTTGAATACAATGTTTTTCATTTAATGTCCTTGTAATACGCCAAGCATTCTTCTGTTAATTGCGGTTTGTCATTGATTTCAAGATTCTCAATGAATTTGGTAATGGCGTCTTGAATGTTTACTCCAACCATTTCTGCTTTAAGATCCTGTAAGACGTCAATGGCGTTAATGTTTAATAAAAACTCAACCGTACAAGTTGCCGGTCGTTGTAACATGATATTGCGTTGCAACATATCAATCACCTCTGCCGATATCTTAGTATCGATTACCAATTTGATAATGTTGCCTTTAATCTTGTCCGCTAATGAAGCTAAATCCAAATTCAAGACTTGAGAAGCTAACAATTTAAAGTGTTTTGGGCTGACAATATTAGGTACAAACTCCTCTAATCCTTCATCGGGGTCTATAATGTAAAATCCTTTTTGATCTCCCGCATCACTAAAATTCATCTCAAACGTATTGCCTACGTAGTTGATAAAATTTTCTTGATACTGACGGCGTTGGCGAAGGTGAAAATGTCCAGAATATACCTTAGGTCCTAAATCAAAAAGCTTGGCGGTGTCGAATCCTTTCTCACAGACTTTGGTACCTACCATGCGAAAGGTGTTAATTTCCAAATGCCCAAAAACATAGTCAGCTTTTGGTATTTTATCTATGGTACCTCCCCAAGGAATAAACGTAGCCAATTTATTCCCAATCATCAATTGGGAAGTTTTGGTTAACAGTTGAATGTTCGGCCAACCCTGAACAATATTAAGGGAGTTAATTTCCGAGTGATCCCGATAAAAGCTGTCATGATTACCAGGAATCATGATGATATTGAAATCTTTGAGCTTTTGGAGAACCTGATAGCCCACGTGTAAGGTATTAACTGCAACCTCATCTCGATGGTCAAAGAAATCACCCATAAAGATAATATCCTTGACCTTACGTTCTTCTAGCTGAGAAGCGAACCAGTCCGCCCATTGAAGTGCGACCTTATGCCAGAAAAGAGAGTTTTGGTGAATGCCACAGTGGAAGTCACCCCAGATTGCATATTTTTTACTCATTAAATTTTTACTCATTAAATTTTTACTCATTAAAATCAGATTCGTCGTGAAGCGGTTCTATGTAGATGCCTCCGTTAGGAATCTTTTCCGATTGAATCAAGCCTTGGTAGGTTTGTTCTTTGTATTCGGTAACCGTTTCGTGATATTTCTTCTCCTTTTTAATTCTATTAATGAATGCATGAAAAGCAATCGTTGTAAAATAAGAAAAGGGAGAGAACCCGGAATCTAATTTGAATTTTTTCTTTTTGAGGGCGGAAAACATTTTGACTACAGCATCGCTAACCATGTCCTCCTTATAAGAGTAATTGATAAAGTTAGGCGCGTAGCTTAGGCCGTTAGCAATCTTGCTAATCGATGTAGCTAAATTATCGGAGCATTCGTCGGTGTTATAGTATTTGCGAATTTCTTCTTCAAATTCTTTACCGTTGACGTAATGTTCCTTTTCCTTACCGCGAGGCTTTCGCGGAGCCAATGTCACTGACAATTGCGGCTCAGGGCTTTCCAGGCTCGCAGATGCGATGGGTGTTTTGCGGGATGTTTTCATTTTTGTATATTTCCTGACGTTTAAGGGCGTGGGCCGTACCGTATTTTAATTGATCGGCCACATCAATTAAGGTTAATTTAGTCTTACTAGCATGTAACCGCAAACCGCGACCAATGGTTTGTATGGTTTTGATCTTGGCTTTACCACCACCGGCTAAAACTATGTAATGTAGGTTTTTTATGTTAATGCCGGTGGAAAAGATACGAGAGATGGCGATGACTACTAAATTGGAATCCGCTTCCATAAGTGCCTTAATATTTTCTCGTTCTTCGATCTCTACGGAACCTTGAATAAAATACACCTGTTTATTAGGGCATTTCTCTTTACAAACCTTTTCCAAGGTTACCCCGTGTTCAATAAAATCCACCAAAACCAAACAATTGTTAGTTACTCCATTAGCTAATTTTGCAATCAATTCATTGCGGAAGGTGGAATGAATTAAGAAGTCCATTTCTGCACGGTAATGAGCAGAAATGCTATCTTCATCGTAAAGAATCGTCGGGTTATCGTAAGCCACTTCGATGATTTGGGCGGTTACCGGGCTAACATATTTCTCCAAACGAAGTTGATAACTATCCTTTTCATACAAGACGGAACCGATCTTTCCGATGATGTTCCATTTATCTAAATTATCATCCGGAAGGGTACCCGTAAACCCAAATTTAAAAGGCGTGGTTATCTTTTTGATGATGTCATTAAAACTATTTGACTTGCGTAATTTGTGGCACTCATCTATTATCAGCACATCAATGAATTCCACCCAATTCAAATCAGTATTTTCGCTTTGTAAAATGCCTAGATTAGCAATAACAACATCGGTTCCGAGATTCAAAGCATCATCTCCGGTCCATTTTGAAAAGGAAAACGGAACACCATAAGCAGTAAAATCATCAAAGGTCTGTTGTACCAACCCCCGGTCGGGAACAATCAACAAACACTTAAATTTGCTGCTGTAAAAAGAACGAACACGCCCTAGCAAGCTAGCCATGGTTAACGTCTTGCCACCAGCAGTGGCCAGAACGACAGTACCCCGACCATGCTCTAAACAGATTTTAACAATGTCTTGTTGGTAATCCCGCAATTCCATCTTTAACGGCCATCCCGCCGTGGTGTATTGCGGATGTTGCACCCAACTTAATGGTGCCGGTTTAACTGCATGTTGAAAGGTCAAATCAGAACAATCAATTTGACCGGGATAATTTTTGCTGAGAAGATATTTTTTGATTTCACCATATAATCCCGGGTCAAAGCGACCAGTCGGGGTGATGACATATTGACGATCCGGAATAAAACGATTGAAGCGTTTTGTGAATTTTGCGGATTCGTTTTTTACCGAAAAATGTTCTCGAATGTCATCAAACAGGTCACCCTGAATGATGGCATATTTCTTATTTTTTTCTAGGGTAAAAGTTATCATTCTTTTGTTAAAGAGATAACCATCACTTCTACTGGGGTCTCATCGGGATACAAAATTTGAGCTATTTCTAATGCCTGGACATGATTCACAAATCTACCAGAAATGCCGAAAGCACTGCGGTACTCAAATCCATCCCGGTTCCTAAAGGTAACGTCTATCATGTATCGATGGGCTCTAATGTAAGGTTTCATAATTGTTCCAACTTTTGCAATTCAATCATGTTCTTGATGTCATAAGTCATAGAGCTAAACGTCTTTTCTGACTTCTCTAACAACTCAATAATCATTTTGATTTCACCGATTTTTTCATCCATTTCCTTCAGTGCCGTGCTACTCTCAGCGGTTTTGTCTGCTGTAAACTCGGTAATTTTAATTGGAGATTGTTGTATAATGGCAGCAGAAATTTCTTTACGCTTCTTCTCTTTATCCTTAGTAAGAGTGTTTATTTCAATCTTATGACGAATGAGCCGGGCGGTCCATTTATGTTTAATAGCCGGAAGGCGTAACTGAACTTCTTTGATATTAAAGGCATCCACCTTTAAATCTTGTTCCATTTCTGTGACGTATCTCTCGAGTAATAACATTAAATAGTAGTATAACCGTTCAATTCATATAATCAATGGTCTCCTTTAATAAAACATACAAAAAAGTAATGGAGGATGTATTGGCTTCTACTGTCTTCGGCACAGCAGCTTCTGGCGCTACGGGAGGTCAGTTTCCTGCAAATAATGACAAGGCCTACGCACCGGGGGATGCCCGCATGCCTTCCTTCTTAGGCGCCAAAAAACGTAAAGGTAAACGCAAAATTCCCGTACAACGCCGGCGACTAATGGAAGGTTTTAAAAAGAAGATAAACGACCGTTTAGGTAGATGTTATGAATTATCTGGTCGCTACATCACCGACGGTATGTTTATTCCTAACCGGGAAAATGCTATTCTGGTTCACGGCAAATTAGTAAATCCCTTTGGTGTCGGATATGCTGAATTGGATCATGCTTGGATAGAAACTGGTGAGGAAGTATTCGACCCAGTTATGGATAAAACCATGCCCAAAGAAGTATTTTATGCATTGTTTAAGCCGACGATCTACAAAAGATACACACGCGAAGAAACGCGTAGAATGATATTGAAACACGAACACTGGGGCCCCTGGCATTCCTAATTGTCACCCAGATAAGAATAGTAGGTTTCCCCTTGTAAGGTAGTCATTGCTACGCCAGTATCTTGAATTACAAAAGGAAAGAAATCATTACCCGACAGTGGATTCATACAACTATTTAACTAAATTCTTCTATGTCCAGTGCTAATAAAAATAAAGGTAAACGCGGAGAAAGAGAAGTAGCTGACCATCTTTGTCAGGTGTTTGGTTTGAACTTTGAACGCGTACCCAACAGCGGGGCCTTTACCGGTGGAAAGAATTTCTTTCGCAAACAGCAATTGACGGAAACTCAGAATCTCTTAGCAGAGGGAGATATTATTGTTCCGGATGAACTGAAGCATTTGTGCTTTGAAGTTAAAACCTACAAGGATTTTTCTTTTGCTGGTGTATACTCTAAGAACAAACAACTAGATGACTGGATCGCGCAAGCGTCAGCTACTAAGAAGATTTGGTTTTTGATTTTTAAAATCAATCATGCCGGTGCCTTTGTGGTGTATGATCGCAAATATGAAAATATTTTCAAGAACTCCGGTTGCTTTTCAGTCTACCAGGGAGTATATATTTTGTCAGGAATGACGGGATTCTTCGAACAAAATAAAGAGTTATTATTAAATCCACTAAGAATTTCTGACTTGATTAATAATAATTCTCCCGTATCATCAAGTAATGTTGAAAGTCCACAAGCCTGACACTTACCTGAATATAGAAGATACTTCATCTCACACCTACATTGTCAACTTTGCTAAAGTATTTGAAATTAATATACAATATCCTTTAATGAAGGATTTAAACACTTACCAGGTAACTAAAAAACTAGACAAAAATGCCCGAGCCTTTTTCTACCATCACATTGTTCTCGGTCTCTGTCAGTATATTCTTAATCAATCCGTCTACGACCAGGGTCGAATAGTTATCTACAATCACATCGGCGACTTGAATAAAAGTGAACTATATGAATATTACACCGAATCTGTTGTAAAGGAATTGGTTTCCGATGTCTTAGCATCCTGTAAAAGGTACTTACCCATTCGCATTCATGATGCATCCTTTTCATTCTATTACTTTCTCGGCAGTACTGGCGGTGCTAAAGAAGGTATTCTTGCTCAAATTCGAGATACTGGCTCCAAAGATTTTGAAAAGTACACCTTTAATAAGGCCATCAAATTTGCTAATAAACACGGGCTTATCTTCTTGAGTCGGCAGTATTTTGACCAATTAAAGACAAAACAATTGCTGTTTTGTTAACCGAAAAGCGCCCGACCAATCCCCTGAATAAAGAAGAATACTTTACGAAACTTTCCGTGTTGAATGGAAAGAAATGCACATTTCAAATTAAGCCAAATTTGCAGTGAGCGTTTGATATTAATATTTAATTGAACTAATATACACCTTTTAACAATAAATAATTGTGTGAGCAAATTTAACGACATTCTAAAGCGCCATGGATTGAAAGAGTTGGTTACCGAACAACCTCAAGCTACCGACCAACCCGCCGGCACCCCCGGAACAGAAATACCCAATGCTGATCAATCGGCGATTCCAGCAGCGCCGACTCCAAAGGAACCTACAATCGACAACCAACAAGTTCCTAAGTCTGAAGTGAAGAAATTATCACCTGAATCCTTTGTTTGGTTGGTTACCGTCATGAAGAATGCCTTTTTAGCCCACCCGGAATTAGAAGATCAAAAAGCTGTGTCTGAACTAAAAGGACCGGATGGGGAACCCATTGAAGAGATTACTCCAGAAAATGCCCAGCAAGTATTGGATACTATGTGGCCGGTGATTAAGAAATACATGCCGTCAGAAGCTCAAACCAGTGCTCAATCGGACGCCGGAGTAGCGAAGCTTTTACAAAAATCGTCGGCATGATACCTCGCTTCAAAGAGTTTATAAGAAGAAAGAAGCTGACTAAAAAAGTCAAAGGAAAGGCGAAGGCACCGACTTGCCCGGCTAACTACACTAACGCAACAAATTACGTCAATACTCCACCGTATGGCTCTCCACCCAGTGTAGGTGGATTTACCGATAGTAACTTTCCGGGATATCCTTCTTAACAAACGACCGTAAAATAGGAACGGTCGTAATCTATTGCGAAATTTGGTAACAGATAAAGATCCAATTCGGTAATAGTGAGGCTGCCGATATATTTTGAGCTACTATTCTTTTCAAAGTCGCATTTGATTCTATTAGCATCGACAATAATGTGATGGTCTTCTGTATGATCAGGACCTTCATCTGCCCAGATGATTCCTTCCACGTCAATGCCTAGCTTTCCAGTCGCTTGTACTGTAATTCCCTTTAACCCCCAAGAGCGGTACTCAGGTTCAATTTCAAATGCTACCGTTGGATGGGTGACTTCATAATCATTGTAGCGCTTTAGGTTATCACCGTAATCATGTAGGGATACTTTGATTTTGTTATGAAACACATTACTGAAAGCTTCCGAATTTTCTTGTACTTCCCCGCCGCAGTGAGAACAGGTCTTGCAGCACCCCTTTTCATCCGCATAGTGCTCT